GGGTTTACAATGTCACATAAAACAAGACCTTTGGTTATTTCTAAGCTAGAGTTGTTTATCCGTGAAAATAGTTGTATAATAAGGAGTAAGCGCTTGCTTGATGAGTTGTATGTGTTCATATGGAGAGCTGGTAGAGCTGAAGCAGCTCAAGGCTATAACGATGACTTGGTCATGTGTTTTGGTCAAGGGTTGTGGGTCAGAGATACAGCATTGAAACTTAGACAAGCAGGTATAGAAATTAACCGAGTGGCAGTAAATAATATCAAATCAACCGTAGCTGTGTATACTAGAGCCCAAACTAATAATCCGTGGAATATGACGGACAATAAGGGGAACAATGAGGACATGGGATGGCTTCTTTGATGCCGCGACTATTTATTAAAAATAAACACTAATGGCTGAAAATAAGACACTCTTTAGCAGGCTACAAAAGCTCTTTAGTACGGATGTGATCATTCGTAATGTGGGAGGTAACCAACTAAAGGTTATTGATACAGCTCGCATTCAATCTGACGGAAACATAAACACAAACCGTCGAATCGACCGATTTTCAAGACTCTTTTCTACAACACCTGGTATGTCTCAACATGCCGGTCAATTACAATTATACACTCGTTTAGAGTTGTTTCGTGATTACGAAGCAATGGATACGGATAGTATTATTTCGTCAGCATTAGACATTTATGCAGACGAATGTACTGCTAAAAACGAGTATGGTGATATGTTAACAATCACCACAGGAAACGAGAAAGTTCAACGAGTTCTACACAACCTATTCTACGATGTATTGAACATCGAGTTTAACTTATGGCCTTGGATTAGAAATACGGTCAAATATGGTGACTTCTTTCTACACTTAAATATTGCTGAAAAGTTTGGTGTTATTAATGTGGAACCTATCTCAGCTTATGAGATGATCAGAGAAGAAAACTTTGATCCAGAAAATCCTACAAAGGTTAAGTTCCGTAGAGATACAACAGCTGTATCAGGATTGACACATATGTCATCTGCTGGTAAAGAGGGTGAGACTTATGATAACTATGAGATTGCACACTTCCGCTTATTAAGTGATACAAACTTTTTACCGTATGGTAGAGCGATCATTGAACCATCTAGAAAGGTTTGGAAACAGATCACACTAATGGAAGATGCGATGTTGATTCATCGTATTATGCGTGCTCCAGATAAGCGTATTTTTAAGATTGATATTGGTAACATTCCACCTGCTGAGGTAGATGCTTTTATGGAAGGCATGATCAATAGAATGAAGAAAGTACCATATGTTGATCCAGAGACTGGTCAATACAACTTGAAGTACAACATGCAGAACCTTCTTGAAGATTTTTATCTTCCGGTTCGTGGTTCAGAAAGCGGTACTAACATTGAACCATTAGCAGGTCTAAACTATGATGGTATTACGGATATCGAGTACTTAAAGAATCGTCTACTAGGGTCATTAAAGATTCCAAAAGCGTATCTTGGATATGAAGAGGATACAACTGGTAAAGCAACTTTAGCATCTCAAGATTTCCGTTTTGCTAGAACAGTTGAACGTGTACAGAAAATTATTACATCTGAGTTATATAAGATTGCAATTGTACATTTATACACTCAAGGATTTACCGATGAGGATTTGGTAGACTTTAGTTTAAGTTTAACAGCACCATCTTCAGTATATGAAAAGGAAAAGATTGAACTTTGGACTAGTAAGGTTACCTTAGCTGGTGACATGATAGAGAAAAAGTTATTCAGTCGTAATTGGGTTTATGAGCAATTGTTTGGATTGACTGAAGTGCAATACCTACAAGAGCAAAACCGAATTATCGAAGATACAAAAGCCCAGTTTAGAATTGAGCAAATCAAAACAGAAGGTAATGATCCAATCAAGACTGGACAGTCATTTGGAACACCTCACGATTTAGCAGCTTTATATAAGGGTAGTGGAGAGGTACCAAAAGGGTACGATGAAAGGCAAGCACAAATGCCAAAAGGTGGATGGCCTGGAGCTGGAAGACCAGAAGAACCAGGAACACATGGTACACATGAGCATCCACTTGGATGGGATCCGTTAGGAAACAAGACTATCCGCAAGGTTTATGAGAGTTCAAAGAAGAGAGCGTTATACGAAGGTTTGATCACAGAATTGGATAAAAAGAAAAACGCAATACAAGATACATTTGAATCCGAGCGTTTTGAAGAAAATTCAAATTTGTTGAACGAGGATAATATCTTACAAGAAGAATAACATAAACCGACATATTTATTATTAGATGAAAAAATCAACACACTCCAAGATCAGGAACACGGCAATTCTATTTGAATTGTTAACGCGTCAGGTTGCGGCTGATACAATTAAGGGTGTCGAGAAATCACCGGCTTTAACTATAATCAGAGAGTTTTTCAAAGCTGATTCAATTCTCGCAAAGGAGTTGGTATTATACCAAACTCTAATGAATGAAAAGTATACCGATGGTGGCAAAGCTAATTATCTACTAAACACAGTAGTAAAGTTGCGTAACAAAATGAACGCAACAAAGCTTAGCGAAACCAAATACAATTTGATTAAAGAGGTTAAGAATCACTACGATCTTAAAGATTTCTTCAAAACCAATCTAGCTGAGTATAGAATCTATGCATCCATCTATCGTATTTTTGAGGGTGTGAGTGTTGCTAAAGTAGCTGACGTTGTTAAGAGTCGTTATACAATTCTCGAACACATCACTAGAAAGAACCAAATTAAACTTGCTGAGTCAGCAGAAGCTGCAGTAGATGATTATTTGAAGCAAGATGAGGAAGTTCGTTTATTAGCTTACAAGTTGATGATAAACAAATTCAACGATAAGTACGCTAACCTATCAACAAAACAAAAAGGTATTTTAAGAGAGTACATTAATAATGTATCTAATACTGCTGGCTTAAAACAGTTTATCGTTAAAGAGGGTAGGATTGTAGCAGCAGCTATTCAAAAAATGCTACCAAAAGTTCAAGATAAAATAACTGCTATCAAACTCAATGAAGTTGTTAGCATGACTAACAAACTTGAAAAAATTAAGTCTGTTAAAGAAGATCACGTTTTATCACTACTTCTATATCATGAGCTACTAAAAGAGTTGAAAAATGTCAAGTAAGAAACTAACATTAAAAGAGATAGAAGAGGTACGTAAGTATATTAAAAAACTACGTAACGAAGGGAGTACCTCAGATGGTGCAGGAGCTTTCCATACACCAGGTGCTTTCACAGGAGATCCTACAGATGACGGAACTCAAGCGGTTGATCTAGAAGACGAGCAATTTGCATATAGCAAGAAGGCTCCAAAAGAACATCCACATACAATAAAATTACACGAAGTTAGCTATAAGAGTTTTAAAACTGATCCAACAGCTAACGAAGTTCAAAAGGTCAACAGAAAGATATTAGAAGTGAACAAGATGCTTAGAGAAATCTCTAGAGCGTTAGATCACAGTATCAAGCTAAAAACCGAATCAGCAATAGACAACGGTCGTTATTGGAAGCGTACAAATGAAGCTATCCTAAAGATCAGTAATAGATTATCTGAGATAAACAAAAAAGCACGCAGTCTAGCAAACTTAAAAGAGTTGGCAGCTACAGCTGTAAAAGATAAGCTAGTGCAAATTTTTGCAAAAGCTGGATTGACTATCAAACCTCAAGATATTGACTACAATCAATTAGGGACTGAGTGGTATGAATTTGATGTTATGCTCGATGGAGAGCCATACGCTATCGATTATCGTAATGGTGAGTTAATGTACCAAGCCTACGATGAGGAGATTAGATTAGGAAACTTCAATCAAGAACAACAATTAGTACAGAACATAACTAAAGAATTTAAACCATGAGCAAGCAAGTAATAGTTGACTTCATAGGCTCTTTACAATTTACACCAGAGCAGATTAACGAATCAATCAGCCAAAATAGTGGCAAGTTGATCGTAAGTGGTGTCATGCAGAGAGGTAGTTCAAACATGGATAAGAACTTTAACCAGAATGGTAGAAGCTATCCAATGCCTATTCTAAAGCGTGAATGTGAAAAATACAAAAAAGTATTTGTAGCTGAACGTAGAGCATTAGGAGAATTAGATCACCCAGAATCATCTGTAGTTAACTTAGCAAACGTATCACACAACATTTTAGATTTGTGGTGGGATGGTAATGACTTGATGGGTAGAATTGAAATTCTATCTACACCATCTGGAAACATTGCTAAAGAACTTTTGAAAGCGGGTATCCGCTTAGGTATTAGCTCTCGTGGTATGGGTTCTGTTAAGAATCTAGGAGAGGGTAGAGTAGAGGTGCAAGACGATTTTGAAATCGTTTGTTGGGACTTAGTATCTAATCCATCAACACAAGGTGCTTTCATGGATAACCTAAACGAGGGTGTATCTCATGGCGTAAGCAACAACAACAAATACAATAAAGTGAACTCACTTATCAGTGATATAATCTCAATAATGTAATATGAAACTCAAAAAGATAAAAGAAAGCATCGACCAAAAGGTTGAACTAAACGAAAAAACTCAGTTTTTAGAAGCAGTTTCTAGATTCAACGAGTATGGTGCGAAGATTTATCGCACTGACGATTTGCGTGAAGCAGCAACTGCAATCAGCAACATTGTTGAGAATGCTGAAAGAATCGCTCTTCAGGAGACTGACGAATGGTTTGATGAGATTACTGTGAAGCGTAATATGAAAGGTCTACGATCAAATAACGAGCAGTTTATGAAAACTGTAAAAGAGGTTGCTAAATTACAGCAACGCTTAGAATCGTTATATGAAGAAATGGGTCACACATTATCACGCTACTATGAAATTAAATAAGCAAGTTAAAGAGCTAATCGAAAAGGTTGTAAAATCCTACGTTCTAGAAGCGGAGGAAGAGGCAAATCCTTTTGCTGCCGCTGAAAAGGGTGGACCAGAAGCTGCTGCAAAAGCGGGTGAGGAAGAAGAGAAGAAAGATGCGGCTCCAGAAAAGCCAGCAGGTATTCCGATTAGTTTCAATCTTAGTGCGGTAAAAAAATACAACAATGCTAACTTTGTTAGCGATAAAGGTACTGTTAAGAGTATCGATAAAAAAGGTGTGTTGGTAACAACTCAACCAGATGGTGTAGATGTTCTTGTAAACTTTGACGATATATCAGAAAACGTAAAAAACTTCTTTAAAAAGAAATAATGGCAAAGCTTGGATTAATAGTTGAACAGATCCTCAGAGAGGAAGAGGATAAAAAAATGATAGCAGCAATGGATGCTGCAATGAAAGATTCTTTTACAGCTTTAGGAAACGAGTTTAAGAATAATCAAGGTGAGATTGAACAAGAGGTTGAGTCTTCTGAAGAGGAGTTAAACGAGGCACTTGGTACAATAGCAATCATTGGTTTCATTTTGGCGTTACCTAAGGTGGTTGAGCTTTTTGTTAAGGGTATTGGTAAGTTGGTAGCTGTATGGAAGAAGCTAGTTAAGCCAGGACAAGCAAAAGGTCAAGAGGAGGAGTTTGCTCACAACATCATCGAGTTTACGCATAAATGGCATAAAGCCTATATCAAAGGTTTGAAGTTTATTCTTAAAATCAGTGGTATTTTCAAGAAGGCTGGTATCGAAGGAGACAGTGCACAAGAGAAAGCAGCAGAAATGTTGTACTACACAATCATAGCAGGTCTGGCAGTTTATAGTGGTTTTGGAGCTGTAGGTGCTTTCAAAGGAGCGGTGACTGGAGCAGCTCATGGTGGTAGTTTCTCACTTGCAGCATTTGAAGCAGCAATGGCGTCTGTTAAAACCTCAGAGGTTTCATCATTCTTAGGTAAAGTTGGACTAAAAAGTGCATAATATATAAAAAAATTTTTGTAGAACCCACCCTTCAAGGTGGGTTTTGCTTTTTGCGTGACTATTTATGATCATAATACGCTATCCCTATTATAGCGTCCTAGTAATTGTATCTAATTGTAGCTCTCTAATAGCTATAGGACGTTAAGTCAAAAACCACATTAAATAAAGATGAACAAGCTTTTAAAAGATGCTATCGCTGACGCTAAGGCCGTACGCGAAACTGCGCTTGCAAACGCTAAAGCAGCTCTTGAAGAAGCATTTGCTCCTAAACTTCAATCAATGCTATCTCACAAAATTAAAGAAGAGATGGAAGATGAAGAAGAAGCACCTGCAGAAGAAGAGACTACTGAGATTGCAAGAATGCGAAAAATGGCTGGAATCGTTTCAGAAGAAGGTGAAGAAATGGAGGATGAAATGCCTGCTGAAGAACCTGCTGAAGAAATGCCAACCGAAGAAGAAGAAATGCCTGCAGAGGATGAAATGCCTACTGAGGAAGAAGAAATGCCAGCTGACGATTCAGAAGAAATTTCTGATGAAGAGTTGGAAGAAATCTTGCGCGAACTTGAAGGAGAAGAAGAAGGTTCGGACGAAGAAGAATCACTTGAGGAAGGTGAGGACGAAGAGTACGAAGAAGCTCCTAAGACTGAAGCTAAGATGAAAATGAAAAAGAAAAAGATGATGGAAGAAGAGGGCGACGAAGAAGAGGAGTCTGAACCTAAGACCGAAGGTGCTGAAGGTGAAGATGACGAAGAAGTTGACCTAGAAGAAATCATCCGCGCATTGCGTGAAGAAGATGAAGAAGCTGAAGAAGAAGAGACTGAGAAAGTTGAAGAAATCAAAACTGAACTCAACGAAGCTTACGGTGTAATCAAATTCTTACGTAGCAAATTGAACGAAGTAAACTTACTTAACGCTAAATTGTTATTCGTTAACAAATTATTCCGTAAAGGTGAGTTGACTGAGTCTCAAAAGGTTAAAATCATTGAAACATTCGACCGTGCTAAGAACGTACGCGAAGCTAAATTGATCTACGCTACTTTGGCTGAATCAGTTGGTAAAGTGAAAGCTACTGCTGCACCTAAGAAAAGAATGACTGAAGGTCTTGCATCTGCTCCACAGAAAAAGACTAAGATCATCACTGAAAGCAATGATATCGTAAACCGTTTCAAATCATTGGTTAACTACAACAAATAAACCCTTTAACAAAACAAAAAATGAATTTATTCGAAAACCTAGGAAATGTCAACCGCGCCCAAGAGGTTAAGCCGTTGATTTCTAAATGGTCAAAGACTGGCCTTTTGGAAGGTTTGAAAGGGAACAACGAGAAATCAACCGTTGCTGTCCTTTTGGAAAACCAAGCAAAACAATTAATTAAAGAAGGATCTGTATCTACTGCAGGACAAGGTACAAGCGGATATGAGCAATACCACGGTGTAGCTCTTCCATTGGTACGTCGTATCTTTGCTGAGATCGCAGCTAAAGAATTCGTTAGCGTTCAGCCAATGAACTTGCCTTCTGGTCTAGTATTCTACTTAGACTTCAAATATGGTAACAACAAAGCTCCTTTTGGATATGATCCAACTGGTCAAAACCAAACTGGTACACTTCAAGGTGTTACTAACGGTACTGGTGCTCCTAAAGATGGTCTTTATGGTGCAGGTCGTTTTGGATACTCTCAAAATGGTGTAGTATCTGCTAACCCAGGTGCATTGTTTGTAACTACTGGTTCAGCTACAGCTGCTGCAGTAAACTTTGATGGTGACTTCACTGGTTCACTTTCTAGCTACCGTACTGTAACTTTCACAGGATTCTTCGCTACTGAATCTAAAGCTGACCAATACGCTGTTCGTGCATTCCAACCATTCTCTGGTTCGGCTGCAGGTGGTGCATTGACTGCTGGTACTGGATACTTCCCTGCATTCACTAAGAAGTCTGGTAACGACTTGATCTTCGTTGTAGCAAACTCTGCTATCACAACTGGTTCATGGGCAACTGCTGCTGTTAGTTACTCTATCCAACCTACTAATGACGCTCGTAGCGACTTCGAAACTGCTAACGGTCGTACATTAGACACTAACCTTAACATCCCTGAAATCGAATTGCAAATGCGTTCTATTCCAGTGACTGCTAAGACTCGTAAGTTGAAAGCAAGCTGGACTCCAGAATTTGCACAAGACCTTAACGCATACCACTCTGTAGATGCTGAAGCTGAATTAACAGCTATGTTGTCTGAGTACGTTTCTATGGAAATTGACTTAGAAATCTTAGATATGTTGATTTCTGCTGCTGACACTACTGAGTACTGGTCTGCACGTACAAACGAGGTTTGGAATGGTTCTGCATTCATTAACGATCCTAACGTAAGCGGTAACGCATATGTACAAGGTACTTGGTTCTCTACTTTAGGAACTAAATTGCAAAAAGTTTCTAACCAAATTCACGCTAAAACATTACGTGGTGGTGCAAACTTCCTAGTATGTTCTCCTAACGTGTCTACTATTCTTGAGTCTATCCCAGGATATGCTGCAGATGGTGATGGTGAGAAAATGAAGTATGCAATGGGTGTTCAAAAAGTAGGTGCTTTAACTAGCCGCTACCAAGTGTACAAAAACCCTTACATGCAAGAGAACACTGTATTAATGGGCTTCAGAGGTAACCAATTCTTGGAAACTGGTGCTGTTTATGCTCCTTATGTTCCATTAATGCTTACTCCTCTAGTGTACGATCCTAACAACTTCATCCCACGTCGTGGTGTGATGACTCGCTACGCGAAAGTTGTTACTCGTCCTGAGTTCTATGGTAAAGTTTATGTTGGTCAATTGAACAACATCTAATCTAATCACGAATAGATAAAAAGAGCCCCTCCAAAAGAGGGGCTTTTTTGTTGCCCGAAACTATTTATTAAGGACAAAGTTATTCATCAGTTATACCATATGACATGGACCAACCACAACCGGCTAAAAAGTTAAGCAACTTGGAAAAAAGAAAGCCGAAAAACCCAGTTAAATTCAAGATCGAATTGAACGAGGAGCAGAAGTCTGCCAAGTCAATAATCTTTGAAAATCCAATCACACTTCTAAAAGGAATGGCAGGTAGTGGTAAAACACTAGTAGCGTGTCAAACTGCCTTAGATATGTTCTTCAAGAGGGAGATTGAAAAAATCGTAATCACAAGACCAACAGTAGCAAAGGAGGATATTGGATTCTTACCAGGTGATCTAAAAGAAAAAATGGATCCATGGCTAGCTCCAATCTATGCTAACTTATACATGCTCTATAACAAGGAGGGTATTGACAAGATGGTTCAAGAAGGCACGATTGAGATTGTACCATTTGCATTCATGAGAGGTCGTACTTTTCCAAACACGTTTGTGTTAGTGGATGAGTGTCAAAACATCACTCATGGTCAAACGGAGATGATGCTAGGTCGTTTAGGACGTGGCGGTAAAATGGTATTCTGTGGTGACCTAGCTCAGATCGACTTGAAGCAAAAGAAAGACTCAGGTATTGGTTTCTTTGTTCGATTGGAGGAGAATATTAGAGGTGTAAAAATAGTATCTCTAAAAACCAACCACAGACATGAGATTGTGGAAGAGGTGTTAAAGATCTATTCTGACTATAGAGATATCTAATGACACCAGAATATAAAGATATAAAAGCTGGCCCAATCTGGTCAGCTTTTCTTTTAAATACAAATCACAACTATTTATTACAAAGTAGCTACACATGAACATACCAATTTGGCCAGGATCCAGTTCGTTTGCAACACTATCCGCTTCATTTTACACAGGATCATCTACAGTAAGACCTACAGCTTTTGATTATTACGATGGTGATACCGTATTCAAGACTGAAGCTGATAAAGTAGCAGACTGGTGTGCACGCGGATTAGGCTATCCTATAATGGAAGTTGAATTGCAAGATATTAACTTCTTTACTGCGTTTGAGGAGGCGGTGACTGAATTTAGCACTCAAGTGAATATGTTTAATGCAAAGGACTATATGTTAACTTTGCAAGGCACTTCAACATCAAATCAATTATCACAACGAACTGTATCTCCTAATATGGGACGTACAATCGAGTTAGCTAAGAATTATGGCTCAGAAGCTGGTGTTGGTGGTAATGTGGATTTCAAAAAAGGATATATCAATCTGATTCCAGGATCACAAAGCTATGATTTGGATTTATGGGCTAGTGCTAATGAGTCAGGAAGTGCTATTGAGATTAAGAGAGTGTATCACGATTTTACTCCAGCTATTGTAAGATACTTTGACCCATATGTTGGAACGGGAGCAGGAACGCAACAATTGTTGGATAGCTTTGGTTGGGGATCATATTCACCTGCCGTATCGTTTATGGTGATGCCATTATATGCGGATCTTCTTCGTATGCAGGCTATTGAGTTAAACGATACAATCCGCAAGTCTAACTACTCCTTTGAGTTGAGAAACAATAAGCTAAGCATTTATCCCATTCCAACAGCAGACTATAAATTGTGGTTTGAGTATGTGGTTGTTAGTGAGAGAAATAATCCACTACAAACACCAACTGGATCAATCAGCGATTTGAGCAACGTACCTTATAGTAGAATTGAGTTCAATAAAATTAAAGATGTAGGTGTGCAGTGGATCTATAAGTACACACTAGCAACTGCAAAAGAGATGCTCGGTTTAGTTAGAGGTAAGTATACTAGTGTACCTATTCCAGGAGCAGAAACAACTCTTAACGGAACTGACTTGCTAGCTCAAGGTCGTGAAGATAAAACGACATTGTTAACAGACTTGAAAGAGCTACTACAGAGTATGACTAGACAGGGTCAGATGGAGCAGGAGTCAGCAATAGCAACTGCTATGCAAACACAATTATCAAAAGTACCACTTTATATATACGTTAAGTAATGGCATTATTTGGAAGTAGTCGAGATATAAGCTTTATTAAAAAGGTTAATGGTGAGTTACTAGACAATGTGATTCAGCAAGAGGTAGACTATTACAAATACTATCTGCCAGAGACAAAAGCAAAGGATACTGCCACAAACTTATATGGAGAGGCTTCTGGTCAGAAGACCTACTATGGTGCAGTTAGAGTGACTTGTTTAGTAGAAGCACAAGATCAGGTATATATGGCCGATGATCAATTTGGAGTAGATGTTACACAAGCAATTACCTTTAGATTTTTTAAACCTAAGTTGAGAGAGATTGGTCTTGTTCCAGCGGGTGGTGATATTATTGAAATCCACGGTAACTACTACGAGATTGATCAAATTATTGAAAATCAGTATGTAGTCGGAAAAGATAACGATTATGGAAAGAGTGTTGGATCTAAT